CTAGAGCGCATATGTTTTTGACAAGACCAAGTCATCAGTCTTATCAAAGAATGAGTGAGGCGTATAATTGGTTAGGAAAACACTCGTTTGACGACGAAACGTTAAAGAGTTATTTCAATATTGTTTTGATGAAAAAATTTAAATAGCAATGAGCACCGAATTGGTGCTTTTTTATTACCAGAAAGGAGGTGATGGAAAATCACTAAATTAACATTAAAGCAGCAGAGATTTGTAGATGAGTACATCATCTCTGGAAATGCAACGGATGCAGCTATAAAAGCTGGATATGCTAAAAAAGCTGCTTATCAGTCTGGAGCGGAGAACCTCAAAAAACCTCAAATAAAAGAAGCTATAAAACAAAGACTTGCTGAATTAGAAAAACATAAGATTGCAACTGCTGACGAAGTTTTACAAGTGTTCACAAGTATTTTGAGACAAGAGTTGACAGAGGAAGTAACAGAGCTTAATCAAGCAACCGGCGAATTCGTAACAATCGAAAAGAAACCGTCGATTGCAGAGGTTATTAAAGCTGGTAGCGAGCTTATGAAACGCTATCCAACTAAACTCGAACTTCAAAAGCTTAAACTTGAGATTGAAAAACTACAATCACAGATTGGTGGTTCAGAGGGGCAAGATGAGAAAATCGCTGGTTTCCTTGAAAAAGTTAAGGAGCTTGTAGTAGATGACAGTTGATTTAAGTAGTCTATACACTCCAAAACAATTAGCGGTTTTGAAGTATATTTGGACACATGATTGGTTTATTTGTGGTTTGCATGGTGCTAAACGTGCTGGTAAAACAGTAGTCAATAATGATACATTTGTCTCTGAATTAAAACGAGTTCGTAAAATTGCTGATAAACTTGGCATTGATGAACCAATGTACATTTTAGCTGGAACATCTAGCACGTCTATTCAAAACAACATCTTGCAAGAGCTATACAACAAGTATGGCTTTGAGCCAAAATACGACAAGCATGGTTCATTTACATTTTGTGGCGTTAAGGTTGTTCAGGTTTACACTGGCTCGATTTCTGGCCTTAAACGTGCTCGTGGTTTCACAGCGTTTGGCGCTTATGTCAACGAAGCTTCTCTTGCGAATGAAGTCGTGTTCAAGGAAATCATCTCTCGTTGCTCTGGTGAAGGCGCTCGAATCGTTTGGGATAGTAACCCAGATAATCCAAATCACTGGTTAAGACGTGATTACATCGGCAAGAATAACGGTAAGATTATCGATTTTAGCTTTAAGCTTGATGATAACACTTTTTTAAGCCCTCGCTATATAGCCTCTATTAAAGCTGCTACACCGTCTGGCAAGTTCTATGACAGAGACATAGACGGCAAGTGGACAGTCGCAGAAGGAGCAATATATAGCGATTATGACGCAAATATTCATGAAGTTGACGAGCTGCCTCGAATGGCTCGTTATTTTGCTGGTGTCGATTTTGGTTACGACCACTTTGGCTCGATTGTAATCGTCGGTGAAACGTCTGACGGAAAACAATATTTAGTTGACGGAATAGCTGAACGATACAAAGTGATAAGTTGGTGGACTGACAGGGCTAAAGAATTTAAAGCGAAATATGGCAATATTGCGTTTTGGTGCGACTCAGCTCGACCAGAACACGTTGCGCATTTCCAGAGCGCTGGTTTAGATGCTATGAACGCCAATAAGAACGTTATAGCTGGTATTGAAACAGTTGCTAAGCGTTTTAAAGAGAACACATTTATCAAGCGAGGCGTGATTCCTCGCTTTTTTGATGAAATTTACCAGTATAAGTGGAAACCGAACAGCACTAAAGATGAACCGTTAAAAGAATACGATGACGTACTCGACTCGCTTCGGTACGCTATTTATTCGGACGAAATAACGAAGAAACAACGAAACAATGGCAACCAGTTCGATACACTTCGAGCTGGTTTTGGCTTGTAGAAAGGAATTTAAATGGCTTATACAGAAACATTCGTTGACAGCACAGGTGAAACACATACGTTAAAACCTCGCTTTCATCGTCAAGCAAGAATGCGCTATCGAGCGGAAAGTTTAGAGGAATTGTTTGCGGAAGACTTTAAACTTTTGAAACAATACATCAACCATCATCAGTACAGCGCCCACGTATTCAAGAATTGCTTGATTATGCTGAAGGGAATAACCACACGATTTTAGAGTCAGAGCGACGCAAAGACCAAGATATGGCAGACACACGAGCGGTGCATAATTTTGGTGAGTCTATTGCAACGTTTAAACAAGGTTATCTTGTTGGGAATCCTGTTCAGGTCTCTTATGATGATTCAGATAACAAAAGTGTAGTTGAGTTTTTAGATATCATTTCCAAAGACAATAGCTTCCACCAACTAAATCGTTCGTTGGTTCTTGATTTATCTAAAACAGGACGTGCGTATGATTTGGTTTATCGTACGCAGGAAGACGAAACAAAAGCTGTTAAACTTGACCCAACTTCTACTTTTGTTATTTATGACATGACAAAAGAGGAGCATAGCCTTGTTGGCGTTCGCTATTACAACAAGAATCAGTTTGCAGACACGCATTTAATTGTTGAAGTATACACACCAGATGAGATTTTGACGTTTGATTCAAGTAAGGATTTTAAGCTTATCGACCAAGCACCACATGCTTTTGAAATTGTTCCAATTACGGAATACCTCAATAGCTCGAACGGTATGGGTGATTATGAGTCTGTATTGTCTCTAATTGACTTATACGACGCTTCTCAATCAGATACAGCTAATTATATGCAAGACTTGTCCGACGCTATTCTAGCGATTATAGGACGTGTTAGCTTCCCCGCAGATTGTGACACGGCAGAAAAGCAAATCGATTTCATGCGCAATATGCGAAAAGCACGCTTGCTTAATCTTGAACCGCCTGTTGACGCAAATGGGAATGAGGGCTCTGTTGACGCTAAATACTTATATAAGCAGTACGACGTTAACGGAACGGAAGCGTACAAGAATCGTGTGATTAGTGACATTCATAAAATCACGAATACACCAGATTTGAGCGACGACAATTTTTCGGGTACGCAGTCTGGCGAAGCGATGAAATGGAAAATTTTCGGATTCGACCAAAAACGTGTCGACATGCAAGCGTTGTTTGAGAAATCTCTTAAACGCCGTTATAAACTAATCGCTCGTATTAGTGAGATTTTGAAAGAGATTAAAGATTTTGAGCTGTCTAAAATTCGTGTGACGTTTGTTCCAAACTTGCCAGCAGATACTAGCAGCGTTGTCGCTAACGCCAAGAATTTGTATGGCGTAGTCAGCGATGAGACAGTGTTCAGCATGCTTCAAACAGCGACTGGCGTTGACGCTAAAACAGAAATGGAACGAATTAAGGCACAACAAGAAAGTTCTAGTTTGTTATCGCGTCAGCTTGAAATGAATAGTCGTTTATCCGATAAAGACTTGAACGGAGATGACAATGGTAAACAAGTATTGGAAGAAGAGGATTGAGCTTGAACAGCTAGCTAAAATAGAGCGTGATGCATCTTTAGGCGAGGAATTTCAACGTCTATACAATTATCACTACAAAGAGATGGAAAAGGAAATACAAGCCTTTTACAATCGCTATGTGGACAAGAACAATTTACCAATTGAAGAAGTTCGCAAGCGTGTAGATGAAATGGACGTCAAAGCATTTGAGGAAAAAGCTAAACGATATGTAGCTGAGAAGAATTTCTCGCAAGAAGCTAACAGAGAACTTGGGATTTACAATCTCAAAATGAAAACTAATAGACTTGAATTATTGCAACGTCAATTAGACTTAGAACTTATCGCTCTTGGTAATGACGAGCAGAAAAGAACTAAAGATTTCATCACAGAAGATTATATGCAAGAGCTTAAAACGCAAGCTGGACTTTTAGGAAAATCAGCGCTCACTCAAACAGAAATCAAACAGACTGTTCAAACATTGCTGAATACACCGTTTAAAGGTGCAACATGGTCAGAGAATATCTGGAAACGTCAGAATGCTTTGAGACAAGTTGTTGCCCAAATGACTGAAGACTTGATTTTGAAAGGGAAGAATCCAACGACATATATTGCACAGCTTAGACAAGAGTTTGAAGTGTCAGCTAGTCAAGCTAAGCGTTTAGCGGTTACAGAAGGCGCAAGAGTTGCCACAGAGGCACAGAGACAATCTTTAATTGCTAATGGCTATGAGGAGTACGAATACATCGCAGAACCAAGCGCTTGTCCGCATTGTGCAGCTTTGAGCGGAAAAATCTTCAAAGTTAAAGATATGATGCCGGGAGAGAACGCGGCACCAATGCACCCTCATTGTAGATGTTCAACTGCTGCTCACTACTCAAAATCGCAAGAAGAATATGAAGCTATGCTTGATAAATCAAGAGAAACACCGCTGGGTGTACCGATAAATTGGGAAGAATAAGAATGTGAGTTTTTTTATGATTTGGAATTTACTTAGTTTTACTTTTGGGCTTTTGCTATTTTTGCTTTTAGCATTCGCTATTTGTGTTTCAATTGGTCTATTGATTGTTTTTATCATTGGCATTTTCAAAGGTCTGAAAAACGGACTTGAAAACAATAACTGAAGTCGTATTTTATACGGCTTTTTTATTTTGGAAGATTACTCAAGTGGTTAAGAGAACAGGTTGCTAACCTTGTAGGCGTGTGAAAGCGTGCGGGGGTTCGAGTCCCTCATCTTCCGTTGACTTGGCTAGTCGTTAAATAAGCTGAATAAACATCACTAGCGTGGCTTGTTTGGGTCAGGAATAGAATTACATTCAGACGAGACTAGAAAGCGTGAGACGTCCGTTTTCGTGGCTCTATGAATGTATAGGAAATTCTGGGCTATTCGAGACTAGCATGGGAGGAATAAGAAAATGGAAAAACAACAACTTTTAGCATTAAACGCTCGCAACTTGCAATTTTTTGCAGAAGGCGGTGAAGCAGGAGCACCAGAAGGTGGAGGAAACGACAGCGGTGGTATTGATCCAACTGAAGGAAATGGCGCAGAAGGCACGAACCCAACTTTTGAAGCTCCTAAAACACAATCAGAACTTGACAGTATTATCAATAAATCAAATCAAAAAACTTTAGAGAATTATAAAAAGGGTGAAGCACAACGTATTCAAGATGCAATCGCTGAAGCTTTGAAGAAAGAAAAAGATTACTCACAACTTTCTGAAGAAGAACGTGCGAAACGTGAATTTGAAGATAGCAAGAAAGCTTTTGAAGCAGAAAAATCTCAATTTGAACATGAAAAATTGGTCGTTCAAGTTCAAAAAGACCTTGTTTCTAAAGGTTTGCCTTCTGAATTTGCGGAGCTATTTGCCCTTGACAACGCAGAAAATTCTTTGAAAAAAGTAGGTGAGTTTGAAGCAGTCTTTAATCAAGCTGTTGCTGAAGCTGTTAAGATTTCCTTGCGCCAAAAAGCACCAGGAATTGGAGTGGGTGGCGTAAAACAATCAAATTATGGGGCTAGCTTAGCTCAAAACGCTAATGCTAGCGGTCAAAAACTATTTTAGGGAGGACATAATATGTCAAAAACATTTTTTGGAAATGCTGAAATCTTGCATAACACACCTTATGAAGCCATTTCAGTTTTGGTTGATAAAACGACAACAGGGACAGTCGTTGAAAACGGTCGTAAAGTATTGAAAGCTGGAGCTATCTTGTCTGGTGACGGTGCTTCTATTTTTGAAGACCGCACAAAAAAAGTCAAAGTGGAAGCTAACACAACTGAAGCAGCTTATGTTGACGGTATTCTACTTTATGATGTCGATGTAACTGATAAAGATGCTGTTGCAGCGCTTGTTTATCGTGGGACTTTGCGTGAAGACAAAGTTAACGGCGGAACAGTGGATGCAAACGTCAAAGCTAAATTGCCACATATTCAATTCGTGAAAGGAGCTTAATAATATGCCATTAATTTATGATACAGTAACAGCCTCAAACCTAGCAGGATATTGGAACGCACGTCAACAACAAGTTGATTCAACAATCGGTGAGAAATTCTTTCCAGCTCGTAAACAGCTCGGACTTAAACTTGCGCTTGTAAAAGGTTCTTCAGGACTCCCAGTTGTTTTGAAACCATCTGCTTTTGACACTAAAGCAACACTTCGTGAACGCATGAATGTCACTCTTGATGAACAAGAAATGCCGTTCTTCAAAGAATCTTTACTTGTCAAAGAACAAGACCGTCAACAATTGAACGTTATTGCTCAAACTGGTAACCAAGCGCTTGTTGACACAATCGTATCTGGAATTTTTGACGACAACGCAGCGTTGTTGGCAGGTGCACACGCTCGTCTTGAAGCAATGCGCATGCAAGTTCTTGCAACTGGTAAAATCGCAGTTATTTCAAACGGTGTGCCACAAGATTTTGATTACCATGTAGCAGACGACCACAAAGGAACTGTTAAAACAGCATGGACTGATTTGGCTACATCAACACCACTTGCAGATATCGAAGCCGCAGTCAGTGCTTTAGAAGATCTCGGTTCTACACCAGAAGTCATTATTTTGAACCCAAAAACTTTGAGCCAAATCAAAAACGCCAAAAGCACACTAGCTTTGATTAAACCAACTGCACCAGATGCATCAGCTGTTAAGAAATCAGAACTTTATGATTATCTTGAAAGTGAACTTGGTTTGAAAGTGGTTGTTAAAAACCAAACTTACAAAGATTCTGACGGTGTGGTTAAAAAATATTATCCAGACGGACACATTACACTTGCACCTAACGCAGAACTTGGTGAAACAGTTTTTGGTACTACACCAGAAGAAAGTGACCTTCTCGGCGGTAGCGTTACAAATGCGAAAGTAGAAGTTGTTGATACTGGTATTACAGTGACAACTACTACTAAAACAGACCCAGTTAATGTCGAAACTAAAGTTTCAATGATTGCTCTTCCGTCATTTAAGAACATTGACGATGTGTACATGCTCACTACAGTTCCAGAAGTTTAATAGCGAGGTGGTTTTATGGCGAAAGTAATCGCAAGTTTTCGTGACAAAGTAACTCATAAAATCCACACAATCGGTTCTGAATACACTGGCGAACGAGTGGAAGAGTTGACAAAAGCGGGATTTTTGAAAAAAGAGCCCAAAACGAAAGCTAAAAAGAAAGCTGAATAGAGGTGTTGAGTATGGCTGATTTTGAAGACACAGTTTTGATAAACGTTAAAGAGGACTTAGCTATAAGTGATGATTTACAAGATAAAGTGTTGAAACGATTAATTTCAAAAGTCTGTGACCATTTCAAATTGGCTTACAGCACAGAGATTATCGAAGATAAATTTAGCTTTATCATTGAAGATTGTACAATCAAGCGTTTCAATCGTCGAGGTGCAGAGGGTGCTACTTCTGAAACAGTCGAAGGACACTCAGTTTCTTATGAAGATGTCAAATATGAGTTTTTGCCTTACGATGACCTTTTACAGAAGGAATTCTCAACAGGAAAGGCAAAGGCTGGAAAGGTGTTTGTTTTATGAGAGAAAGTGGACGAGCAACGCTTGTTTTAGAAGCTGGAAAACCAGTCTACAATCCAGAAACAGGACGAATGGAAGGGAAGGAGCCACAAGAAATTGTGGTTCCTTGTTTTTTATCCGATATGGGAACAGAGCTCAAGAATCAACTGTTAAATAACAAAGTCAATATAGACGCTAAGATTATGCGAGCGAATGTACCAATCACTCAACCAATCGCCTGCGTCAAACTAGAAAGTAAGACATACTACGTCATTAATCGTAAGAGCTTCTTTTATCGCAGGTCAGCTATCTATTTGAGCGAGGTGAAACATGACTAGTGTTTCTTTTAAAGGTGACAAGGAATTGTTAAGTGCTCTTGAAAAAATGGCACGTACAGATGTTTATAAAGAAGTTGTCAAGAAAAGCGGCGCTGACCTTCAAAAGAAAGCGAAAGAAAAAGCTGTATTTACAAAAGGTTATTCAACTGGGGCTACTAAACGAAGTATTGATTTACAAATTGAAAACGGTGGTTTGAGTGCTCGTGTTACAGCCAAAACAGATTATTCAGGCTATCTGGAAGTTGGAACTCGAAAAATGGAAGCACAGCCGTTCATGCAACCAGCGTTTAACGAAGTACAGCCTAAATTTATCGATGATTTAAGGAGAGCAGGAATTGTTAAATAAGCAACCAGATCAACAAATTCATGATGAATTGATAAAGCGTTCTTTTAAGTTGGGTTTGCCAGCTTTTCCATTCTTACCAGACGATAACGAGCCTTACCCTTTTATGGTTGTGGCTTATACGCAGATTATTCCAACGCCAACCAAAAGCAGGCTGATTGGTGAAGTATCTGCACAAGTGGACGTCTGGGGTTCTAAAGACGACAGAAAACTTGTCTCTGACTGGATTG